AATATTGTCTCGGTCTGATGGCGGTAATTTATATTTATCGGGTGGCTCTATTGCTCTTAGTGGTGTTCTTGACCGAATACGCCTCACCACAGTCAACGGCACAGATGTATTTGATGCCGGAACAGTCAACATTCTGTACGAAGGATAATCATGTCAATACTTGCTTTAACTTCTGACACGCTGATCGGCACGGCAGCCGCTGGCAACATCGAATACAACGGCCAATTCTTTGGCACTGACAGCAATGCGTCACGGGCGCAGATGCAGAGGATTACTCAGGGTACTGTTCAAAACTCTACCAGTGGAACAAGCATTACATTTACTGGCATACCTGCATGGGCTAAACGTATTACCGTTATGTTTAATGGTGTAAGTTTAAGTGGAACAGCTAATTTGCAAATTCAAATTGGATCAGGTTCTGCTTTAACTACTGGCTATATAGGACAAACATGGTTAGGAAACACAAATAACGCATCGTATACATCTGGCTTTTTACTTAGCGCAACATCATTGGCAACGTATGTTTATTATGGTCATGCCACTTTGACAAACATAACAAGTAACAGTTGGGTCTATTCTGTTGCTGCTGGCGCTACAACTGCTGGTGCTGCTATTACTGGTGGCGGGTCAAACACCACACTAGGCGGCGTTTTAGACCGTGTAATCGTCACTACATCTAACGGAACGGATACCTTTGACGCTGGTTCAATCAACATTTTGTACGAGGGCTAAATCATGGCAGTAACAATTGATGGATCAGCAGGTGTCACGACAAACGCTGGTGGGTCTGTAAACCCATCGACAACGATTGATGGCATTAACTACTCATGCCGTGCTTGGGTGAACTTTAACGGCACTGGCACTGTAGCAATTCGTGCGAGTGGTAATGTGACCAGTATTACAGACAACGGCACAGGCGACTACACGGTGAATTTCACAACTGCAATGACTGATGCAAATTACAGTGTGTCAGGATTTTCAATTGCAGTAGATTCATCTAATGCCACTAATGTTTGGTTAAAAAATGGCACTAGTCTTTCAACATCTTCATTCAACATAATGGTTGGGCAACAAGGTAGGTCAGGCTCTACTGTCAGTATTGGTTTTGATGTAACCATAGTCAATATTTTGGTTATTAGATAAAGGACAATCATGAACTCAAGAATCATTTACCCAAACGATGATGGTGGTGTATCAATCGTTATTCCAGCATCTGAGTGCGGTTTAACCATTGAGGAAATTGCCGCAAAGGATGTGCCTGCGAGCAAGCCATTTAAGATCGTTGATGTTGCTGACATTCCATCAGACCGCACATTTCGCAACGCATGGGAGTACACAGCATGATTACCATCAACATTAACAAAGCCAAGAACATTGCCCATGATGCTAGACGCACAGCACGATCTGCTGAGTTTGCGCCTTTGGACATCAAGGCAACCATTCCCTCTGAGGCAACAGCGGCAGAAGCGGCAAGACAAGTTGTGCGTGACAAGTACGCCGCCATGCAGACCGCAATTGATTCTGCAATTACAACTGACGAGATCAAGGCTGCAATGCCATGAGCGAGATAGAAAAAGACCACGCCGTTCACGTTGCGGTGTGCAGTGAACGCTATGCGGCGATAGAGAAGGCTTTTACCGAAGGCGACAAGCGCATGACGCGCATTGAGTATCTGCTCTACATTGTGATTGGTGCGGTTCTATTAGGACCAGGCTTTGTTGGCACGATGGTCAACAAACTCATAGGCGGGTGAAATTGATCCGATCAGCATCCTTTTTGCAGCAAGCGCCTGTGTTAAGGGTATTAATGAACTTTGTACTTTGTACAAAGAAAGCAAAACCAATTTCCTTGAAGTTAAAAGCACAGTCGAGGAAATTGTTGGAGATGCAAAGGCTGTTCAGTCTTGGTGGCAAAAGTTGTTTGGCGCAAAGCCAGCCGCAAGCACAAAGTCTGTGGCGAAAAAGAAAAAAGAGAAATTTGTTGCCTATGATGAAACTCAGGCAATGGCTGATATTGTCAAAGAACTTAGTAAATTCTGGGCCTTGCAGGATCAGTTAACTGAATATTTGAGGGTTGAGGAGGAGAAGTCTAAAGTCTACGATCCAAGTATCAGCAACGCTCAAATGATGGAAAGCGCCATGAATCGTGTCATGTGCCGCCAGCAGATGGAAGAACTCTCAACAACCATTAGAGAGATCATGGTTTATCAAACGCCTGGCCTTGCTGATCTCTACTCGCAGACTTACGCAATGCGCGAGGTCATCTCAGAGGAACAGGAAAAGGCTAGACTCAAGGAGGAAGCAAAAAAGCGGGAAGCGGCATGGCTACACAGGCAAGAGGAAAGAAACCTCCAAGCAAAGCTGGCAGCAGTGGTGGCGACTTCTATCTTCCTCCTTTACCTGTGGCTGTGGCTGTGGTTCGTAAGTCATTGGGGGAAGAGATGATTGCCTGGATAGCCTGTTGTGTGTTGATAGCTCTCTTACTGCCTTTGATGGGAATACTGTATTTGGATGTCTTGGAAACGAAGAACGAGGCCAAGGCACAGATTGAAAAAGTGGAAAAGTTAAGACGCGAGATTGAGCAAAAGGAAAGGAAAAAAGATGAGTAAGCAGCTTGAGAAAGATTCTGAGTACAACAAGTTTGACACCGACCATGATGGCGTTGTCACTGATGCTGAACTGTCCCGATCTGAGCGCATGATCACCATTGAGAACATGGACAAGATGGCTGATCAACAGCGCATCATGGCGTGGGCGGCTTTGGTCTTTCCTCCCGCCATCATTGCGTATATGGCCTCTGAGTTGGTGTCGCTGGAGAAGGTCAATGCCTTGAACGGCTTGGCGACTACCTACTGCGCCGCCATGGGTACGATTGTGGTGGCTTTCATGGCGGCACAAGCGTATGTCAGGGGCAAGGCTGAAGGATGAGTATTTTCAACCCTTGGGTGATCCTTGGCTTTGTCTTGGCAATGCTGTCTGCTTTTGGCGGCGGCTACTCCAAGGGCAAAAGTGACGAGTATCAGCGCCAGCAAGTCGAGATTGCGGCGCTCAACGCCAAGGCGAGGGAGACTGAGCAGGCCATGTCCAAGGTGGCGCAGAGTTATGGTGAGACATTACGAAAGGCGAACAATGCTGCAAAGGTTAAAGAAAACAAGTTGCGTAGCGATATTGCTGCTGGCAGTTACAGCCTGCGGATTCCTATCAAAGCGACCGCCTGCCCAGCCGTACAAGCCACCGGAGATGCCGCCCCTGCCAGCGGAAGTGACAGCGGAACAACATCAGCCGAACTTGACCGACAGACTGCTGATGCTCTTATCGCCATCACCGCCGAAGGAGATGCCGCCATCAGAAAGCTCAACGCCTGCATCGAAACCTACGAAACCTTGAGGAACACCAAATGAATTTATCAGCGAATTTTTCTCTGCACGAGATGTGCAAGTCAGAAACAGCCCTACGCATGGGCTTTGACAACTTGCCTGATGCAGAGGCCACCGAGAATCTGCGTCTGCTGTGCGAGAAGGTATTGCAGCCGGTGCGTGACCATTACGGCAAGGGCGTGAAGGTGAACTCTGCGTACCGTTCACCAGAGTCAAATGCAGCGGTTGGCGGCTCAAAGACCTCGGACCATTGCAAAGGTATGGCGGCAGATATTGAGATACCTGGCGTGCCAAATGCAGAACTCGCACAGTGGATCATGGACAACCTTGAGTACACGCAATTGATTCTGGAGTTTTACACTTCCGGCATCCCAGACAGCGGATGGGTTCATGTCAGCTATGACCCTAACAACCTGAAGAAGCAAGAATTGACCGCCACCAAGGTTGCCGGTAAGACTACCTACTTGAACGGCTTGGTGGCATAAAACATGGCACTAAACCTTGATCAGCAGATTACGCCGCCAACAGCGCCAAACCTTGGCTCGGCTGATGTTGCCTACGATCAGGGTTTCTTCACGCAATCCTTTGGCGGCCTGAATGTCTACTTTCAAAAGCTCACAGCACTGTTCTCAGCGTTGTTTGGACGGCGTGGCGGTAAGTGGATCAACAATCCATATGGCGCGTTTCAGGACAGTACAGATCAAACAGCAACGGCCAACACCGCCACCGTGATGACATTCAACACCACCGACTTCAGCAATGGCGTATCAGTAGTGACGAGTGGCGGTAAGGCATCTAGATTGACCGTGGCACAGGCTGGTATCTATAACTTGCAATTCAGTGCTCAATTTGACAATACAGACACCCAAGAACATGATGTCAGCGTCTGGTTGCGTCAGAATGGTACTGACATCGTTGGATCGTCTGGCTTTATTGGAGTGCCAAGCTCGCATGGCGGCATCAGCGGTCACCTTATTGCTGGCTGGAATTATTTTGTCAAACTCAATTCCACTGACTATATTGAAATTTATTGGTCAACACCAGATGCAGATGTGACTATTCAAGCCTATCCAGCAGGCACATCACCGACCAGACCGTCAACAGCGTCAGTGATTGCCACCTTGTCATTCGTGTCCAATCTGTCAGTAGAAACAGCATAATTCAGCCATGGCACTCATTCCAATCAAAATCCCTGCTGGCGTGTACCGCAACGGCACAGAGTATCAGTCTGCCGGACGCTGGTATGACGCAAATCTGGTCAGATGGTACGAAAACACATTGCGTCCCATTGGCGGCTGGCGTAAGAAGTCGGCCACCGCGCTGACCGGATTGTGCCGTGGCATCTTGACTTGGCGTACCAATTCCGGTGCGCGTTACATTGCCGCTGGCACGCAGTCCAAGCTCTACGCCATGGACGAGAACAATGTCATCAAAGAGATCACGCCAACAGGCATTGCATCTGGCCGTGCTGATGCCGTCAGCGGCACAGGCTATGGCTACAACACATATGGCTCATTTGCCTATGGTGTAGCGCGTCCTGATGCCGGTGCTATTGCGCCAGCCACCACATGGAGTTTGGACACTTGGGGCGAGTATCTGGTGGCGTGCGCCGACACCGATGGCAAGCTCTACGAGTGGCAGTTGGGATTCACAACGCCAACCTTGGCGACCGCCATCACCAACGCGCCAACCGGCTGCGCTGCCCTGCTGTCTACTGCCGAGCGTTTTCTGTTTGCCTTGGGCGCGTCCAGCAATCCGCGTCTGGTTAAGTGGTCAGATCAGGAAGACAACACAACATGGACGGCGGCAGCCACCAATCAGGCGGGTGACTTTGAGTTGAACACTGTTGGCGCTTTGAAGTGCGGAAAGCGCGTCAGAGGCATCAATCTGCTGTTCACTGATGTCGATGTCCACACCGCGACTTATGTCGGCCTGCCTTATGTGTACAGCTTTGAGCGTGCCGGTTCAGGCTGTGGCGTGATTTCATCTCAGTCTGTGGCGGCCATTGACTCTGCCGCCATGTGGATGTCTCGATCAGGATTCTGGACAT